CTGGTTCATATCCTGAATTTCAAGGAGTTTCATCGCATAATTATAGATATAGAGCTATTAAGGGGGTTAATTCTTCCATTTATAATGGCGAAGTTAATTTTGTTGCTCAAGGTGGTGGATATGGTTCTACGTCTGTGTCAACTTATCCTCCAGATGGTGGTATTGCAGGTAATGGTGGTTGTGGTGGGGGTGTAGGTGCGTATCTAGGAGCGGAGTTCACAAGTTCAGGTCAAGCTATACATGGCGATGATTTTTATAATCAAATTACTAATGGGAAAAAAACTTTAGAAACTGGTGTTATTGTATATGGTTGGAATGGTGGCAATAGTACATCTACTTATTATGGTTGTGGAGGTGGCGGAGCAGGTAGTGAAGGAAGTGTTGCTGCGGGAAGTACTATTTTTTCTCATGGTGGAAATGGAATACAATGTGATATAATTGGAACAAATTATTATTGGTCTGGAGGAGGTGGTGGTTCTGGGTATAATAATATAGGTGGCAATGGTGGATTGGGTGGTGGTGGCGGTGGTGCAGTCGGTACAACAACTGGTGGGACTGGTGGTATTAATAATGGTTTTCCAGGAGGGGGGGGTACTATAAATTCTCAGACTAATAAACCAGGAGGTAATGGTGGAAGACACACTGGTGGGGGGGGCGGAGGAGGCTCTCATTATACTTCAAATAATAATGGTGGTAATGGTGGTTCTGGTATAGTAGTTATAAAATATAAGTTATATAATAGTAAATATTATGATTTTAACAATACTTATAATGCAACTTCAAATGAAAAATTAGAATATATAAATAAATCTATAAATATGATTGATCCTTTCTATAATTATTTAATTATAACAAAATTTGACGAATACAATATATCGTTCGATAACAACACGATATGTGATATTTTATTATCTAATAATAAAGACTATATATCACTAACAAATATTGAATTATATAAAAATCATAAATTAATATTAACTAATAATAGTTGCAAATTTGATAACTATAGTACGAATCCTTTTATATCTATAAATGATAGTGGTTTAATAGCACATTATAAGTTTGATGGAGATTTATTAGATAGTTCTTCTAACGAACATAATTTAACTTCAACAAATGCTGTATATGATACAACAAATTTTATAAGTGGGAGTTCTGTTTATGAAGATGGTAGCACATCAAGTCATTTGAATTTTCCTACATCTCTAACAAACCAATTGTATAATATTAACAATACATCTTCTATTACATTTTCTTTTTGGTATAAAATGGATAGTTCAAATGTTCAGGCATGGTCTTCATTATTTGAATTTTCTAATACATCTACCAATGTAAATTCAACTAAAAGATTTGGAATAGGTAGATATAATACACAAAACGGTTTATGGGTTGGTATAAAAATAGGAGACAACTCTTATGCACAGGCATTTATAATAGGTTCAGGAACACTTGATAATACTTGGCGACATTTAGTATGGTCTATTGACACATCTGGAAATTGGTTAATATATATAGATGGAACACTTCAATCTGGATATTCAACAGAAAATGTTCCACAAAAAATACCTAATTCTACATATGATTATAGTTATATTTTTGAGAGTATTCAAGCAGCAGAAACAAAAGGAAATATTGATAATTTCCGTATATATAATAGGGCATTATCACAAACCGAAATAAGTAATTTATATAATTATAAAACACTATCTATAAGATCTATAAGTAATAATAATGTATATAATTTGCCATATACATCATCTATTACTGGCAAACCTGACATTTACTCTTCACCATTGTGTATAATAAAATATAAAACTAAATATGATTATACTACAAATTATAATATTAATGATTTATGGTATCATAAATTTAATATAATAGTACCACAATCTAATGAAAATCAACTTGTGACAGATGCAAATGGTGTTGTAGATGATATTCCAATATATCCAAATATGTTAAGTTTTAGTAATTTTTATGAAATGCCTGGGGCCCCTCCTGGTCCTGTTAGACCAACTACTTCTACCGCGACTACTACATCGGCCACTATATATCCGACTGCATCTCATGGAAGACATACCGGTTCGGGGAGCGGGGCGGTCGGGTTCGCGGGTTATATATGGATGGGTGGGTTTAGTTTAGTAAATAATACTGCTGCTGCTGCTGGTGAGAATACATATACTGCAGTAAATTATATAAATGCTTTTTCTCGACAGACAAGCAATTACCCTCCGAGAGATTTTCGTTATTCTGTTGTTATGGCTCAGGTAGGTCATTCTATGACTGCAGTTATTCAATCAACTACATTGTATAATTACTCAATTCGTGCACATGTATTCATTTATGCAGAAAATTCTTGGATTAATGTTGGATCCATTGGCCCTGCTGGTCAGCCCTCGTCTCCCATATCAAGGATATTTAATTTTACTATTCCTAATATACCACCCGGAAGTTATATCTTACAATTTATATGTGATTATTATTACTATTCTGTACATGGCGCCAGTTATTCAATAACACTACAAATTTGGTAATAATTTATATATTATTATTATAAAAAAAATACTCTCAGTGGGGCTCGAACCCACGACCACAAGGTTAAAAGCCTTGCGCTCTACCGACTGAGCTATGAGAGCTATTGGGATAATTTAGAACACATATATTTTAGTTTTAATATATGTTCTCGTATTATATATAATATAATATCTTTATATATTTTAATAATTATATTATTACCAATACTGGTAATTACGCCAATCTTGAAAGCCCATGTGTCGTATTTTACCATGCACACTTAAATTGCCACCAATGTCAGTATCCCCTGTGTTTCTATTTATTTGGAATACTTTAGTACCATCAATTGAATTATTATGAGTATAAATCCGTAAGATATTAGGGTCCCCATCATATTCTATACTGAATCCATATTTTCCAAGGTTTCTCCTTTCTTCTCCTAAAAATATTGTAGCTTTTTTATTGTCTCCGCCTGCTATATATAACTTCGCATCTCCAAGGCTCTGATTGCCAACATGTAATTCACTAGCATCACTATATATATTATTTCCTAACTTCCTAAATATTTTTGGTGGTTTATTACCAAATTTTACAAAATCATCATTATCATAACATATGTTACCAAAACATAGATTATTATTACCTTTTGATGGAGATGACAAAACTAATTTATTTGCATTGACATCTCCATCAGAAGTAATAGTTTTTCCTTTAATATCTCCATCAGAAGTAATAGTTGTTCCATTAATATTTTTTCCTTTAATATCTCCGTCAGAAGTAATATCTCCTTTAGAAATAATATTCCCAGATTCTAATGATGTTGATTTAAATTTATTCGCTGTAAATTCTCCGCCAGATTTTATATCTCCAGTTGTTTCAAAATCACCATCTATATATAGTTTACTATTATAGGGTTTTATATTTAATCCATTTTTATCACCATTTAATATATTATAAAATTTCGATTTTATAGAAGCATCTTGTGATTCCGAGTCTTCTTCGTTTTTATCTAAAAATATATTATTATTTATATTGATACCATTGTCGTTTTCAACATTTAATGTATTTGCACTTCCATAATATAAAGATGCTAAATCATCACCTTGTGCATCTTTCCAATATATTCCACCACCTTGTGCACCATGAGAATAATTAAAATTAATATCATTTCCCATAATTAATTTCGCATCTTCTAATTCCATTTTTGCACTTTTTATTTTAAATTCATTTCCCCATATTTCTAAATTTTTAGAATTACCATTATCATCTTTTTCCTTATTTATTGTATTTATCATAATATCATCTGCTATACCACCAATATCACCTCTTTCTCCTTTTTCACCTATATCACCTTTATAACATACACCTGGGAGCCCAACCGCACCACTTTCTCCAACTGGTCCTATTGGTCCAATAACACCAATTTCTCCTTTTTCACCTCTATTACCATTTGGTATATATATATTAGTAACTGGTATATGTGACATATCTGCTGGTTTATATTCTCCTAATTTGATTGTTCCATCTTCGTTCCAATATTCTAATGGACCTATACTTTTACCATTTTTTCCATCTAAACCAGTTAGTCCAACAGGACCAATTGGTCCGAGTGGTCCAACAATACCTTCGTCTCCTTTATCACCAGTTTTTCCAATATCACCTTTTGTTACTGATATACAAGGTTCTATTCCTAATTTTTTTCTTGCTTCACATACATCTTCAACGTCTTCTAATTTGTTTTGAAATGGTTCTATTTTTTGTATATTATATTTATAATTCTTGTATTTTATAATAATTATAAATATTAATATCATTAATGATAAAATTAATATTATAATTTTATCATTAATTTTTAACATATTAATCTCTCTTAATATATAATAATATTTTCTTATTAATAATTAAAATGAGTAATTATATAATAGACAAAAATATTACTATTAATGGTAATGTAACAATAAATGATTCATTGATATATATTACTTCTTTGGATGAATACAATAAATATAAAATTAAAAATTCTTTAATATCAATATGTAATTTAATTCCAAATAATACATACGTGGGTGATTTAACAATAGAAGGTAATTTAATCATATGTTGTTATGAAGGTTCTCCACAATTTATTAGTTGCGGTGAATGGATAGCAATGAATACTATTACTTTATAATTATTTAAAAATTTAAATTATTAATTTATATATATAATCTTAATTTAAATATATATAAAAAAATTATATTATAAAAAATAGTAAAGATACAAATAATAATCAAACAGAAATGTTGGATATAATTTATGAAAAAATTATTAATTATATATTAGAAGGAATAATTTGTAGATATTAAAAATAGTACATTTCTATAAAAATTAAAAAATTTTGAAAACCTTTTATATTATTTTATAAAAAATAAGAAATGTACTATTTTGATAATCTATTTTTATTATATATAATGTATAATATTAATATATGATTTAATTTATATTTCCGATTATCATTCGGTATGATTTATTAATTATAATAATATTATTGATTTAAATAAAGCAATTAATAGTGAAAGATGTATAATTTCAATATATTTTAAAAATAACTTATCATTTTCTTAATTTTGTAAATATAATTATTATATTGATAAATTTTTTAATGATAATAATAAAACCTTTTATCAAGAAAATGATAATTTATAATATTATTGATTATAATTTATAATTGTTAATATATGTAATTAAAATCCTCATCTATTATTTTATTAATTATTTTATCATTCTTTTTTAATGAAAAACAATTTGACCAAAATTTTATATTTTCATATGTTTCGTTCCAATATTCATCATTGACTTTTAATAATTTTTTTACTCCTATTTTATAAGTATCAAATCCATTTTTTGATAAATAATCAACAATATCTTTCATAGGATTATCTATTCCTGGCCCTCTTATATCATCTAAACAATCACTACACTGGAATATTATATATTTAGTATATTCTAAATATTTACCCATACCTTTTATTATATTAGTATCATTGCCTTCCGTATCTATTTTTAAAAATTTAATAATTATATCTTTATCAATATAATCTAAATCTAATACATCATCTAATCTTTTAATTTTTACATCACATATTTTATCACCACCTGAACGCAAACCACATTGTTTATTACCTATTGTATTAATTGTTCCTTTCCAATTAAATAATTCTCCCATTTCAGTTTTATTTGATAAACTATATTTATATAATTCTATATCAAATCTTTTTTCAAATTTATTTTTTAATAAATCTATATTTAATGGATTTGGCTCAAAACACAATATTTTTTTATTGTTTTCTTTACATAATTTGTCTATATTTTCTATATATTCCCCTAAACAAGTACCAACATCTATTGCTATAACATCTTTATTTTCTATTAATTCTATATTATTTATTAAACCTTCAATCAATTTATAATCTATGTTACCTGTCATAAATTCAATTCTATTATTTATATAATATTCAGCGTAGTTCATTTATATAATATATATAATATGTTTCTTTATTATTTAAATAAAAATAGTACATTTCTAAATATAATAAAAAAAAAGATAAAAGGTTTTAAAAAAAATAAAAAAAATAGAAATGTACTATTTCAAATTATAATATGTAAATAAGAATGAAAGGTATTAAATATGAGAATTTTATAATATAGTAAACATATCAAAGTGAAAGTATACAATGATATAATATGATATCGTATAGTTTTAGTGGAGGTATTTAATAGGTATCGTAGATAACGCCCAAAAGATATATGTTAATAATAATAAATATATCAT